CACTATGGCTGATAAGGAAGCTAAATCAGTACCATTTATTGATGGATCTGAAGCAGGTTTCTTGAAACATGATGCTGTTTGGGATGAAGAATTGCAGCTTTATAGAGCTAAAATTGATGAATCCTCAATTAGTAAGATGTTACATGCGCATGGAAAATCCTCTATTAGTGAGGATTTACATGCAGCGTGTACAATTAGAGATGCACTTGATAAGTATGCACACTTTGGTGATGAAATATACACTAAAAGATGTGCACAGCTTAGACAAGTTGCAGATGAATGCAATATCACTGGTCTTGTAGGACATTTCCCAACATACAGGGAACAGATCCTCAGGTACTGTGATAAGTATTCATGGGCAGAAAACCCATATCCTCCTACTAGAAAGTAGGCGGATGAATTTTCACATTTTTGATATTGCGTTGGCCACATGCAATAAAAACCAAAGAACCTTAATAAGGTAGTTACGCGTTTGAGACAGGGAACTTTCAGCCCTATTTTGAATGACGAAAACTTATTAATCTTGAACCTTCCGCGAAAGGTACCGTTATTTAGCGGCGTGGTTTGAAACCACAAAAAGAGAAGCTCTGGAATGAGTATTTTGATGCGAAAACTCATTTTATAAGAAAAATATGCATTACTAATTTTAATAGTGAAGTCATGCTCGATGAGAGCGTGCAAATTGGCATTCCTCCTTTGCCTATGATTAGGAGGCCAGCTGACGATCGTATAGCTGCTTTAGAGAGAGATCTCGCGAGAAAATACGGTCACGTAAGGAAATTACAGTCTAAATTAAGAGTGTTACAAATGGAGAATGCACAGTTGAGAGATCAAATGTACTTATCCCAATCTGCTACAGTTAATATAACTCGTGCAGAAGAAGATGCAAAAGCACAGGTTACGACCTTTGCGGATGAATCAGCTGGTTGGAATACTACGGTACCAACCAATCCTGATCCTACTTTTAATTTGTCAAATAATAGTGATAGTGACTTAGGAAATTTTCTATGTCGTCCTATTAATGTCGCAACATATCAATGGGCTGTTAATCAGCCTTTGTTCGAGACAATAAAACCATGGACTGAATATTTAAGCAATCCATTTATTAGGGATAAGATTCAAAATTTTGAACTTTTACGTATGAATTTACACATGAAAGTTTTGATTAGTGGTACACCATTTCATTATGGTCGTGCCTTAGTTTCTTATAATCCTTTGAGTGGATATGACCAGGTTACAGTTGAACGCGGTTTAGGTACTGCATTCGACGTAGATTTGATTAGTGCTTCACAGAAACCACATATATTTTTAAATCCAACTTTGAATACAGGTGGCGTTTTGGGAATGCCTTATTTTTATAAGGACAATTACATTTCGATATCTGATGCATTGGAAAATATTGCTGATAATTTAGGTGAAGTGACTTTTAGGTCATTTGGTAATCTAAAACATACAGACGGGGGTAATCCCGTCACCATCAATGTTTATTTATGGGCCACTGACGTAGTGTTGACTATGCCAACATCACGTGATTTGCCTGATTTGCCATCTCAGTCCGGAACAATGAATTCCGGAGATGAGTATGGTCAAGGTATTATTTCTAAGCCAGCATCTGCAGTTGCGAAAGCAGCAGGTGCATTGAAAGAAATACCACTTATTGCACCATATGCGAGAGCAACAGAAATAGTTGCTACTCGTGTTGGTCAAATTGCCCGTCTATTTGGTTTTAGTAGACCGGCAGTAATAACTGATCCACAGATCATGAAACCAGTACCAATTGGAAATATTTCTAATATTGATGCTGCAGATGCTGTGTATAAGTTATCATTAGATTCTAAGAATGAAGTAACAATTGACCCCAGAGTCACTGGTTTGGAAGCCAGAGATGAGATGGGTGTAGTTGATTACGTTAAACGAGAATCTTATTTAACAACATTTAATTGGACCAGCGATGCTGCTCCTGGAGATATGTTGTGGAATTGTCGTGTAGCTCCAGATTTATTTGGAACTGCTAACTATACCACGCCTACTTTGAGGAGGGAATTGCATATGACACCAATGTGTCACATGGCCCAATTATTTAAATTTTGGCAAGGATCTGTCAAATTTAGATTTCAAGTTGTTAAATCAGCATACC